ATAAGCGCGGCTAAAGCGGGTATGGATAGAGCGCAAGCAGATGCTGCTGCTGGAAAGCGCGTTGGCTCTAAAGCAAGCCCATTAACGGCTGAAAAGATTGCAGGTCTTAAAGAAAGCTTTAGTGGCGCTGTAGCATCTATCATGGATGACATGATGAATCCTGAACCCTCTCAAGAGGGAAAACCTTATGGGGGCAGTAAAGAGCTAAAAAAAGCTACAGACGAAGCCATACAGCTTGGAGGAGGAGCCGCTAATTATAAGAGCCAAAAGAAAGCTCGTGGTGGCAAGGTATATGCCATGAACCGCAACATGGGTGGACCTATCCGCAAACCCCGGATGAAGTAATGCCAGCCAAAGAACAACTCCAGCAAATCTCCAAGGAGCTAAACAAAGCTTCCCAGATGCACAAGCGGCAATCTGAGAAGGTAGCCGCGATTAGCCGTAAGGAGTATGCAAAGGGCGGTGGAGTTCGTAAACCGGATGTAATGCCCAAAGGCAAAGGAATGAAGCGACCTACTAAACAGGGCGCTGGAATGACTGAGAAGGGCATTAAGGCCTATCGTGCGGCTAACCCCGGCTCTAAGCTAAAGGGTGCGGTTACTGGCGATGTTAAAAAGGGAAGTAAAGCAGCGAAGAGGCGTAAGTCTTATTGTGCGCGTTCTGCGGGACAAATGAAGAAGTTTCCAGAAGCGGCTAAAGACCCTAACTCCCGGCTGCGTCAGGCTAGAAAAAGATGGAAGTGCTAGCCTAACCCCTTATTTGATAATTTATACGCAAAGGATTAGAACCAATGGCTGTTAAGAAAAAAACTAAATACATGGCTAAAGGTGGTAAAACCACTAAGGGCATGGCCCGTGGCGGAATGAGCGGAATGAGTGGCATGAATGCCCGTGATACGGACATGATGGCGCGGGGCATGAGGATGATGGCAAAGGGCGGTCCTGTGACTGCAGCGCAGAGGAAAAGTCTGCCTCCCAAGCTTGTAAAGATTCTTGAAGAGAAAAGCGGCAAAAAGAAGGCCTGACGCAATGGCAGCAAAAAAAGCAAAGGCAAAGAAGAAGAGTAGCAAGTCTCCTACTCCCTCTAACCCTGCTCTGTACTCAAGGGTAAAGTCTGCAGCTAAGAAGAAGTTTGACGTTTACCCTTCTGCATATGCTAACGCTTGGTTAGTCCGCGAATACAAGAAGCGTGGTGGCGGTTACAAATGAGCCTTAAAGAGTGGTTTGGCAAAGGCCCTAAAGGAGATTGGGTAGACATTGGAGCGCCGAAGAAGGATGGAAAACTCCAAGCCTGTGGCCGCTCTTCTACTTCAGACTCCAAGAGGGGCTACCCTAAGTGTGTGCCAAGGGCTAAAGCTAAATCCATGACCTCGGAACAGAAGAAGAGTGCAGTCTCCCGTAAGAGAGCAAAGCCTCAAGGAGTAGGCGGCAAGCCCACAAATGTTGCAACGATAGCAAAAGGAAAAAAGATGTACGGTAAAGACAAGAAAAAGATGGCCTATGGGGGCATGACATCCCAGAACTCCATGCAGCAAAATCCTCAGAAAAGTCTCATGGACATGAACAGGTCTGATAACATGGTAGCTCCCTCTATGGCTACAGGTAGCAAAGTGGCAAAGATGTATTCTCGCGGTGGTGGAGTTCGTAAAGTTAACTACTAATGGTAAATAATTTACTAGCCCAGCCTAAGAAGAAGAAACGAGAGCTAACCGAGATGCAGTCTGCATACTTGGATGCTCTTATGGACAACGGTGGCAATAATGCTGCTGCTTTGCGTGTGGCTGGTTACTGTGAGACTACTGGCAAGGCAGTTATGAACTCTCTTGCAGATGAGATTATTGAACGGGCTAAGAACATGCTAGCCGCTAACTCTGTAAAAGCAGCGGCAGGTCTTGTAAATGCTCTGGATGATGACGGGACTACTCCTCGCGCTGAACTTAAGATAAAGGCTGCGGAGTCCATTCTAAACAGAGTAGGCGTAGGTAAACATGATGTTGTTGAGCATAATGTAACTGCGATTCATGGTGTAGTCCTTCTTCCTTCCAAAGCGGGTCAGGAAGAGCCTATCATCATCAACAATGATTAAGATACGTGTAGGGGTCTATCTTTCTAGAATTAAAATGCCGGGTAGTGTCCTCTGCTACAGACGCGGTATAGGCACTTATTACAAACGGATTGAAATTTATGGCGGATAATAGACTTACAAAAAAAGAATTAGCCGAGTTCGCCCTGCAGTCAGCAGCGGCCATTGCTAAATCTCCTCAAGGTAAGCAGCTTTTAGATGAGACTTTGTTTAGTCTTCGTCCTGAAGACTTTGCTATGTCTTCAAGCCGGGGCCGTAAAGAAATTAAGGTTAAGGATGCTGCAGCTACTGCAGCAGTAGCAGCTAAAGCCTACGACCTATATGCTAATGGTAAGGATAGTGAAGTTACTTCCGAGATGGCTAATGCTCTTGTAAAGTATGTTGACCTTCTTCCTTCAGGAGTAAAGGCTAGGGCTATGGGTAGCTTTAGCACCCCCGGAGGAAGTGTATCAGCCCCTGTTGGACGAGGTAGGGCAGGTTTTAAAATGCCTAACTTTAAAAATCCAGAAACTGCCAGTGCTTTTTATGAAGACCCTGATACGAGAGTTGATGTGGATTCTAGAAGTATCTCAGCCCAGCGCAACTTGGGTAAGGCAGGGCCTTTTGATATGTCCGCTTCAGGTAGAGTTGACAGGTCAGGTAATGCCTACGCAGGAGTACGGGGTAGTGCAAAGTTTGCAAAGGGTGGTCACGTTAAAAAATACACCAATGCTTCAAGGAAACCTCGACTAAAATAATGACAGATAAGGCCAATGTCAAAGAAGAGCCTGTAAAACGCTCTAGAGGCCGTCCAAGGCTAGCAGAGGGTGAGAAGGGTAGCTACAACCTATCCGCCCGTGAGAAGGCTAGGAGAGCCTCTCAGGCTGCTATACGCAAGGCTGAGAAGGCAAAGAAGAACGCCCAGAGGAAAGCGGTAAACGCTAAGAATAAAAAGAATAATATAAAGAAGGTAGAAAAGGCCCTGTTTAGTGATAAAGGGTCTAAAGTAATTGAAGATAACGTACTTAATAGCGTACCAAAAAAAGTAAGGGAGCTAGTTGAGGATGAAGCGGACATTATCTTCAAGCCCAATTCAGGGCCACAAACTGACTTTTTGGCAAGCCCTGAAAGGGATGTCTTTTATGGCGGTGCTGCTGGCGGGGGCAAGTCTTATGCTCTTCTTGCTGATTTGCTCCGTTACTGTGATAGGCCCAATCATCGCGCTCTTATTATTAGGCGCACACTTGACGAGCTTACCGAGCTTGTTGACAAGAGTAAGCAGCTATATCCAAAGGCCTTTCCGGGCGCGACTTTTAGAGAATCCAAAGCTATGTGGCAGTTCCCTTCTGGAGCTACGGCATGGTTCTCCTACCTCGACAAGGACAAAGACGTAACGCGCTACCAAGGACAGGCTTTTACTTGGATTGGCATTGATGAGATCACGCACTACCCAACACCTTACGTGTGGGAGTACTTGCGTTCCAGACTTCGTACAACTGACCCTGAGATCAATGCGTATATGCGCTGCACAGGAAACCCCGGAGGGGTAGGTGGTTGGTGGGTCAAGAAGATGTATATCGACCCCGCACCGGCTAATGCACCCTTTGCAGCAACTGATGTGGATACAGGCAACGCTCTTTTGTGGCCTGATACAGCAACGAATGGCAAGGCAGGTCAACCGCTCTTTCTTCGCAAGTTTATTCCAGCGCGGCTGACTGATAACCCCTACCTCGCAGAAACTGGTGAATATGAAGCCATGTTGAGGTCGCTCCCAGAAGTTGAAAGAAGACGGCTTTTAGAAGGGGATTGGGATGTCGCAGAGGGAGCGGCGTTCCCAGAGTTTTCACGTAATGTCCATGTTGTAGATGCATCTCAGGTGCAGATACCTACTAATTGGCTACGTGTTAGGGCAGCAGACTACGGCTATGCAGCCCCCTCTTGTGTATTGTGGGGTGCTGTTGATTGGGATGATACCCTTTGGATATACCGTGAATTTTATGGCAGTGGTCAAACTGCTGAGACGCTAGCCCATACTATTACCTCGTTAGAGGGAAACGATCCCGGCATGTACTACTCAGTGCTGGATGCTTCCTGTTGGAATAGGACAGGAACCGGCCCATCAATTGCAGAAACTCTTATACGATGTGGGGCAAGGTTCACACCTTCTGACAGGAACAGATTAGCTGGTAAGATGGAAATGCACCGCAGGTTACAGATAGACCCTGTTTCAAACCAGCCTAGAATAAAAATACTATCTACCTGTACGCATCTTATCAGGACTCTATCAGGTCTTCCTCTATCTAAGACTAATCCTGAAGATGTAGATACAAAAGCGGATGATCATGCCTATGATGCTCTGCGGTACATGTGCATGACTCGCGCACGGGGTCATCTAACAATTAACAGTATGATGAACAAGATGAAAACTGCAAAGCCTAAGCCTTTTGATTCTACCTTTGGTTATTAATTATGGTTGATAGTGCAGGAAGAAACACTTTTGGTGAGGCTAAAGCGGGTGTAGAGCCGGGTACTCAGCTTCGTAGTAATACTACAGGCTTACCAGAAGCAAGGTTAAAGCAGTTAGGCGTAACAAAGCCAGTAACAATTACATCAGAAGGTGCCGGTCTTATAATGCGCCTGATGAAGGATACGGGTAAGACCA